GCTGCCGGAGCATTCAGCACCTCATGAAAGATCAGCGAAGCATTAACGCCGTTGACGTTGCAGAACGTTACGCAAACGGGGAAGCAACAGATGAAGAGTTGAAGGCGGCATGGGCGGCGGCATGGGCGGCGACAGAGGCGGCGGCATGGGCGGCACTGGCGGCGGCAGAGGCGGCGGCAGAGGCGGCGGCATGGGCGGCATGGGAGGCGGAAAGTAAAAAACAAGCCGACATCGTTCGCAAGATCGTGCCAAACTTTAAATTAAAGCAATGACCGATCTAATCAACTCAATTCAGAAGTCAATAGACTACGATAACTACCTATTGGCATTACTGAATGAACTTAAACCCGATGACCAGCTAACCTACCTGCCTATCATTCAGGACAGCATCGAATCAAATACACAACTAATAAATCAACTAAATGAAAAGCGAATCAATAACACAGATAACTAAGGCCATTATCGCTGTAATGCAATCGGTGAAAAATATTGACAAGTCCATCACCGTTGGCACTGGATCCCAATCTTACAAAGGAGTGCCGGATAATGAAGTTAAAAAGGTTATCGGTGACGCAATGGCCAAAAACGGACTTGCCATCCTGCAAACTTCAGTAGATGCAAAAACAAATATAGACAGGTGGCAGGAAGAAACCCAATACGGGCCAAAGATGAAGCAATCCGTATTTACTGAAGTGAACACAAAATACCTGCTGATACATGATAGCGGGGAGTTTATCGAGTTAAGCGGCTACGGGCATGGAGTTGATTCGCAGGATAAAGGGGCTGGCAAGGCCACCACATACGCCTTGAAATACACCCTGCTTTATTCGTTCCTTGTACCAACGGGGGCTATTGACGATGCAGATAGTACACACTCTTCAGACATACCAACGCCGAAAGTTAAGAAAGCACTTATCACCGATGGCCAGTTCGCTAAGCTGCTGGCAAGGATTAAAGACGGGGATAAGTCAGCCGGGACTAAGGCACAGGAAATATATTCATTTTCAACAGAACAATTTGCACAACTTAAAAACTCAATGAAATGAAAGTAGAATTAAAAGAAGAAAATTCAGAATCATTCAACCCATTTACCTTAACGCTGAAATTTGAAACACAAAAGGATGCTAACATTATGCTTTGCTTATTAGATAGAAATGACATTAGCGCAGAATTAGTAAACAAAGAAATAGAGGTTTTAAAGGGAGGGTTTAAGATTTCGGAATCTGATTTTGAAAATTTTAGCCGCAATATGTTTGATATTATTTACAAAAAAACACAATAATAATGAAAGTAACAACATCACAACCGGAAACAGGTTTCCAACCCTTTAACCTGACTATCACAGTCGAAACAAAAAGGGAGTTGGAGTATCTTGCTTGTTTTTTTAATCAATCAAATATCGGAATTCTTGAAATTATAAACTCATCACTATATGATGATATAGAAAAATTTAATAAAAATGAACTCAATCATGATTCAATATGGGTCAAATTACATGACAAATTAAAAAATCAATAATGGCAGAAAAAACCTACGTAAAGGTTTCAGTTAAACCCGGCAAGTACGGGCTGAAGCTATCCGGCAAAGCCGATGAAGTGATTAAGCAAATCCAGGAACACACAAACGAAAAAGGGTATTTTAATTGGGATATCAACCCACGTAAAGAAGTCGGGAAGTACGGAGATACCCATACCGTTACCGTGAACGACTGGAAGCCTGAAGCAGCTAAAGAGCAAAAAGACGATTTACCGTTCTAATGGATTCGTTCATCATACATAAGAGAAATGGCAGTTGGGTTCGTAACACCCTATGGAAAGAGCATTGCGATCAGCTACCCGATGGCCGTTATGAGGTCAGGATAAAATCTACGAAGTCCAGAAGCACTAACCAAAATCAATACTACTGGTCAGTAGTCGTGCCGATGGTTTACGATGGCCTACGGGCGGCTGGTTTCGATGCAGTCAGGAACAAAGAAGATGCGCATACTATTCTAAAGAGCCTGTTTTTAAAGGTAACGGAGGAGCGTAACGGTGTTAAGATTGAAAAGGTACTAAGTACAACAGAACTAACTACGATTGGTTTTTCTGAATACCTTATAAATATATTTACATGGGCTTTTGACTATCTAAACATTTCTATTCCCGAACCTAATCAGGAATTAACTTTTAACTTTGACGAATGAAACCCGGAACTGAAACTATTATAGACGGCGTACGGATGTACGTCAACGGATCCCGGCAATGGGTCGCTGACCAATGGGATAAAATGTTTCTCCCTGCCGTGAAGCTTGAAAAGAAAGGCAGATATTTTAAAGGCGAAAACCCGAACAAACAAACAGAGTTGTTTTATGAGCGTAAAAAAAGTACTAATCGCCTGTGAGGAATCGCAGACAGTTTGCAAGGCTTTCAGGGAATTAGGGCATGAAGCATTTAGTTGTGATCTCCAGGATTGTAGCGGTGGGTATCCTGAATGGCATATAAAAGGAGATGCCTTAAATGTATTGTGGGGTCAAGAATGGGATTTGGTTATAGCACACCCACCATGCACAAGAATCGCTAACAGCGGCGTTTCATGGCTTTATAAAAGAAACTTATGGCGTGACTTGGCAGATGCGGTTTCTTTTTTTAATAACTTCATAATCTATGGAAGGAGCGGGAAAAATATATGTATTGAAAACCCAATACCACACTCTTACGCCGGTTTACCAAAGTACACGCAACTGATCCAGCCGTGGCAGTTTGGGCACGGTGAAACAAAAGCTACCTGCTTATGGCTATTTGATTTGCCAGTATTAACACCAACCGACATAGTTAGCGGCAGGGAGCAAAGATTGCATAGATTACCGCCAGGCCCTGATAGGGCTAAATAAAGAAGTAAAACATATTTAGGAATCGCAAAAGCAATGGCCGAACAATGGGGAAGACTATGACCGCCGCAAAACTAAAAGCTAAAGCCCAAAAGGTATTTAACACCTGGATTCGGGAACGGGACAAAGATAAAGGCTGCATATCCTGCGGGGGTAGTGTTGAACACGCCGGGCATTACTTTTCAGCCGGTCAATATTCAGGGTTAAGGTTTGACGAAACAAACGTACACGGGCAATGTGTTGGGTGTAATTGTTTCAAGCATGGGAACTTAATTGAATACGGGATGGGGATAGTCAACAGGTACGGAACTACTTACCACATAGAACTTTTGAACAAAAGCAAATCCGGCAAGCTAAAGAAATGGAGCCGGGGTGAACTGGAGGAAATTATTAATAAGTACAAATGAAGCTAATACTATTCATCTTCGCTATTACGCTACTTTCCTGCAACCCACAGCGGGGCTGCGGTACGAAGTGGAAGCAAACAAAGACAGTAAAATTTAATGGCTTCCTATGAAAAAAAGAGTTTGCGAGTTGCAAATAAATGATATATTTGTCAAGTACGGCGCACGGTACGCTATCACTGACCGGGTAAAAAACTACTTTATTTATCAGGCGGTCAATCAGAAAAACGAAATCATTTCAGGAGCGGTACAGGGATGCTTAGGCATGAAATCGCAAGAGTGGGTAATTGTCGAAGGCAAGGCGAAACGAATAGACAGGTACAACATTGAACGAATAACGCAAAGATTAGGTATAGATGGAAAATAACTGGCAGGATTACGTCCGAAAGCATCACAGAGAAAAAACAGTACTTGAGATGTGCCGTGTCTTAGGCAAGGAGAGTAAAAGCGTTTACAACTTTATGAATAAAAACGGGCTAACCCCGATTAGAAAGGGGTGGAACTTCGCAGCGGTGAAGTGGGAAATGAAAGGGGAGTATTTTAACTGCGATGGGTATTGCCCGATTACAGGATTTAAAATTACTGAAAAATGAATTATAACGAGTTTTTAGAATCAAAGCGGCACACGTCATTAAACCACGGGATAGAGCCATTATTTATTCCTGATAAAATGTTTGATTTTCAAAAATACGTAACAGAATACGCAATTAAAAAAGGAAGGTGTGCGGTGTTTCTTGATACTGGATTGGGTAAAACTTTCATCGAATTAACAATAGCAAAGAATTACAACCAGTCAACAGGGAAACCTGTATTAATAATTACCCCTCTTGCAGTAGCTTTCCAGTTTATCAAAGAGGCTGAAAAGTTTGGTATTGGTGATATCGGGTATTCTAAGGACGGGAAAATAAATAATTCAATAACTGTTTGTAATTACGAAAGGCTTGAACATTTTAATTATTTAGACTTTGATTGCGTGATCCTTGATGAAAGCAGTATTTTAAAAAACTTTGACGGTGCAATAAAACAACACATCACATCATTTTTAAAGAAAGTAAAATACAGGTTTTTATTTACTGCCACTCCATCACCTAACGACTTTGTAGAGTTGGGTACAAGTTCGGAGGCTTTGGGTTATTTAGGATACACCGATATGCTTACTAAGTTTTTCACAAATAACGAAGATACCATTAGCCCTATGAATATAGGTACTGAATGGATTTTAAAAGGCCATGCAAAAGAGAATTTTTTTAAATGGGTTTCGGGATGGAGTATATCAATGAGAAAGCCGTCTGATTTGGGATTTGATGATTCCCGTCATATTTTACCGGAATTGGTTTTGAACTACCACCCGGTAAAGAATGAAAATAATTTAATTGTAAACGGACAGATTCAGCTATTTAACCAAATAGCACAACGTCTGACAGAAGTTAGGGAGGAACAAAAGGCAACTATCACAGAAAGGTGTGAGCTTGCCACATCACTTACTAATAACCATGAAACATCTGTATATTGGTGTAATTTAAATGCGGAAGGTGATTTATTGAATCAGATTGATAAAACAGCTTACCAAATAAAGGGGTCGATGAATATAGACGAGAAAGAGGATATACTATTAAACTTTTTTACAGGTGATATAAAGAAATTAATAACAAAGCCAAAGATGACGGCCTTTGGTCTTAACTGGCAGCATTGTAATCATACTACATATTTCCCTACATTCAGCTATGAACAGTATTATCAGGCTATAAGAAGGTTTTGGAGGTTTGGGCAAACCAGGCCGGTGATAGTTGATTTGATATTTTCCGATGGTCAAAAAAGAGTATTAGATTCGCTTATTGCTAAAACAGAAAAGGCAAACGAATTGTTTACAAAACTTAACTCCCAACTTCATAAGGATTATAATATAAAAACAAACCAATTCGATAAACAAATCAAACTCCCTTCATTTTTATGATTAAAAATCAAGTAATCACCGACCAGTACGCAATATACGAATCAGATTGTATGTACGTACTACCAACGCTACCAGATAAAAGTATTGATTTATCGGTTTATTCTCCGCCATTCGCAGGTCTGTATAATTACAGTAGCCATGAAAATGACTTTAGTAACTGTGAAACAAAAGATCAGTTTTTACAGCAGTATGAATTTTTGATAGAACAAATTGCAAGGGTTACAAAACCAGGTAGAATTACTGCCGTTCATTGCACTGATGTGATGAATAGTAAAACTGGTAAGCTTTGGGATTTCCCACATGAAATAATTGAACTACACGAAAAGTATGGTTTTAACTACCGCAATAAGATAACTATCTGGAAAGAGCCATTAAAGGTAAGGATGCGCACAATGGTTAGGAGTTTGATGCATAAATTAATTGTCGAAGATAGCACTGAATGTTTTACCGCAATGCCTGATTATATGCTTATTTTTAAAAAAGATGGGGTTAATGAAGTGCCGGTAACCCATCCGTTTGGGCTATCTCATTATGCGGGTGCTACCCCTTTCTTAAAGGATCATGAAGAGAATTATGGGAGCTTTGACGATTTAAAAAAGAAGTACGAAGGATGGGATGACCCTAAAACAAACAAACTATCTCATATTATTTGGCAGCGTTATGCTTCATCTGTTTGGGATGATATAAGGATTGATGAAGTGCTTTCATATAAGGAAAGTAAAGATGAAGATGATGAGAAACACGTACACCCTCTTCAACTGGATGTTATTGATAGGATAGTAGAACTTTATAGTAATCCTGGAGAAGTTGTTTTAACTCCTTTCATGGGAGTTGGTAGTGAAGTTTATTCCCCTGTTTCAATGGGCCGGAAAGGTATTGGTATTGAGTTAAAAGATACATATTTTAAACAGGCTGTAAAGAATTTAAAAGAAGTAAAAAACAGATTTGATACAAACAAACAATTAACACTAATATGAGAAAAACCTCCCTCAAAGCATACCAGTCGATCACGCTGGAAAGCAAGCAAACCCAATGGGCGAAGATTACCCGATGTTTAGCCAAACACCCTGACGGCCTTACTTATGACGAAATTGCCAGGAAAATTCGACATGAACCCGTTCAGGTAGCGAGGCGAATGGCTGAATTAGTTAACGGAAAAATAATTGTAAACACTAAGCAAACCAGGCCGACCCGGACGGGGAGGGCTGCGATGGTTAGGAAAATCAAGTAGTATGGAATATACTTCAGTTAAATTTAAAGACTTTTACACGCTTTGCAGGTTTGTAACAGATTTGGAGGTACACGGATTTGTGTATGAAGAAAATTTTTTTAAAGAAACCCATGATAGTAATTTACCGATATTTAAATGGATTTTAATATACCCTGATTTAACATTTTCCATATTTAGACATGGTGGACATTGTAATCCAAAAAGGCACATAATTATCGACTTTAATTACAACGATGTTTTGTTTTCAATCTTAAACCAATTACCATGCAAATAGTAAGTAGCATTTTTGTCTTCCAGCACGTCATCAACCGTACAGGACGTTTCTACATGGCTAAGAAATCTATCCCCGATTGGGAGCAGCGGATCCCCGACTTTTGGGCAACGCTTGACCGGGAGGGGTACAGGTTCATTGACCGGGGCGGCAGCCATATCGAGATATACCACATTTGGTGATTAAGATGCGAAGTCTTATTTTAGCGATGCTGAATTAAACTTAAATGAATAACATTATTATTTCCCATCGGATAGGTTCCCGGTTCACCGGGACGGCGTGTAAGTTTCGCCGCAGCAGCCTGTCCGGTGGGTTTTTTTATTGATATGGCTAAAAGATTTATACAACCCAACTGGATGGAATTACGATCACTAAGCCCCAACCTTCAAAGGGCTTATTTCTACTGTTGGGATAAGGCGGATGCTTGCGGTATGTATGAATTCGACCCGGTTTATTT